TTGACCTTTTGTAAGTGTTTGAATTTTTTCTTTTACAGTCCATTGATTAAGACCTCTGTTAGCCCAATCAGCTAACATAAGATTTATACTTCTTTGAGCTGTTTTTAAATCATAGCCAGTTCGTAGTTGTAAGCCACATCTTTCAAATGCCTCTTCAACATATTCAGCAACATCTAATTCAAAATCCTTACTATTACTAACTGCCATTTCATTATCCTATTTTAGTAAATTTTCTTTTACCAGGAGCTATTGCACCACATCCTATATTTCCAGACCTTGTGCCTGGTTGTATAGTGCGACCATTATAACTTACTAATCCACCTGTGTTAAATTTTTTTACTCTAGTTGAGTCTTGTATTTGTTTATTCATTTGAGAGCGTGATATAGGCATTATCACACCAATACTAATTTCAATAATAACCCTATTACACTTGAAGAAGCTGCTATTAAAATAAATTCTATTCTATAAAGTCTTTTATCTATTGCATCATATCGTTCGCTACATGCATCAACATGTGAATCAATCTTAGTTTCTACTGATGCTACTGTAGATTTAGCCATTATGCTGTTCCGAATAGATTGTTATACATTGTAGGATTATTAGTGCTTAGATAATCTTGATAATCCTGTGAATATTTTTGTCCTTCAAAAGGTGTGTCTAAATAAGATTGATAATCTGTTGTATACATATCTCCACTAAATCCAGGTGAAGAATATTGATTATACAATGTTGAATAAGGGTTGTAAGGCATTGAATACATTGGTCTTTGATTATAGTTTTGACCACCATACATACCGTAGAAAGGTGAACCATACATTGAAGGTGAGTATCCACTACCCATATTGCCGTAGAAAGAACCAATACCACCTGCATAAGGATTCATACCATAACCGTAACCATATCCGCCAAAGAAAGGATTACCATAACCCATACCATAACCCATACCATAACCATATCTAGGTTGTCTGTAAAAAGGATTACCACCGCCAAATAAACCCATTAAACCAGACATGTCAGTTGTTTGTGTTTGTTGGTTGTTAGCTATTTCATTTAAAAGATTTGTATATAAATCTTGATAATCAATAGTATCTGTAGGAGTTGGTTCGGGTTGTGCATTGTCAGGATTAAATTGAGGGTAAGCAGCCATAAATGCTTGTGGAGTAGAATACATAGCTCCAGGCTGAACACCTAATGCAGCGGCTTCACTAGCACTCATAAACGCTGGTTCTCCATTATTAGGGTTCATAAAATACACTTTATTCATGCCTGTGCCTGCACCAAAATCTGGATTATACATATTGTAAGTTAATGTATCGCCTTCGTAAGTGTAATTATCACGATCGAACAACCTCATTAAATCTTGAAAACCTGTTAAACGATCTCCCATTAAATATCTAGCGGCTACTTCTTCTGGAGACATGCTTCCTTCTTGTAAGTATTTAGCAGCACTTTCTGAACCACCTTCTTTTAAATAAGCATAAATATCATCCATGGTAACGCTACCAAAATTTTCAGCTGATGTATCGCCAACTAATGAACTACCTAAAGAAGATTTAGAATAATCTGTATCAGATAAAAGAATAGGATCACTTCCATCTGCTCCATATAATATTTGAGAGCCGTCTCTTGTAGTTACAATAAAATTACCGTCTGCATCTTGAGTAACTGTATTATCATTTAATCCTATAACTAAATTATCTTCTAAACCTGGAATCTTTTTTAAATCTTGCCAAGATAAATTTGTGTTATCTTTAAATACATTTATTGCATCAATGTCTGATGGAGGTGATGATAAATCATCAGTATTTTGATTATTCTCGGTATTTTGGGTATTCTCAGTATTTTCAGTATTGCTAGTGCCACCTGTATCAGCTAAACCTTTTCTTGTATCAGCACCTTGTAAAAGTAAATCTTCAAATAAATTAGGAGTACCAGTGGTATCTTCAATGCCATCTAAATCTGGATCGTTAAATACACTTGTTTGTGCAAAAGGACTATTTAAAATAGCCATCGCATCTGTGTAATCCACATCTAAAGATGGAGCAGGACCGCCTTGTCCTTGAACACCAGATGCAACATAAGGAATGCCAGCTGCGTTTGTTGTTGGAAAAGTTCCAGGTGTAACATCTAAATCAACTGGACCAGTTCCAGGAATAGGAGCTCCGTTAACTAAAATGTTACCATTTGCGTCATAAGTGATAGTTGGTAAAAAATTATAAGGTATATCTACCATTAGAATCCTCCAAACCCACCAAAGCCATTAAATCCAGCAAATGAATTAACAGTTGGAAGTGCAGTTGTAGTTGTTTGAGGTTCATTTGGAAGTATAGGTGTACTTGTAGGTGTAGATGTTGTTGAAGGATATGGTACTAAAGCAACCTGATCTGAATAATTTCCAGTTGGATATGGTGTTGTTGGCGGTGTCGGTTCCGGTGGTGTTGAAGTAGATGGAAGATACGCATCCAGATTATCATAATAATTACCAAATCCAGGAGTGTTTGTCGGTGTACCGTAACCACCCACACCTACATCTAAACTAAAACTTGGTGCTACTGGAGTCATGCTTGGTGGTTGTGCAACATTTGTTGCTCCAGTATAAAATGGATTAGTTCCTGTATCTATTGGTTGACCAATTGGTGTAGCAGTAGCCATTGGTGCTCCAAAAGCAACTGGGTCTTCAATATACCCAGCACCAGGAGCAAGTTCGTCTTCAATATATCCAGGAGCAGGAACTTCATCTTGAACAATCATTTGAGGATCGCCATATATAGGGTCTTCTACAGTCTGAGAAATTCCATAATCTCTCGGCCCAGTTTCTCCGACTAAAGTATCTGGTTGAGCATATTTAAAAGGGTCACTATGTATAGGTTGCTCAAATAAAATTGAAGGTTCAGGATCAATAGGTGCTATTGGTAACATTTCTGGTGGCAAAGGATCGCCATGTGTAGGTGGGAAAATTCTAGGTCCTTCTTGTTGCATTAATCCCATATTAGCAGGTGGCAGTGGTCTTGAATCAAGTAATCCTAAAATTCCTTCTGCTGCTTCTTGCATTGGTTGATAAACACCAGCTGGAGCAAAAATATGCTCACCCTGATCATCAACACCGCCATAACTTAAATTATTTGCAGCTGCGATATTTCTACCTTCGGCTAATCTATTACCCATTGCATTAAACATTATAGAATTAGCGTATGCATTGTTTTTACCAGATGGAGACATATCTCCAAATACTTTACCAAAAGGATTTAATGCTTTTTCAAAAATAGCCATTTATTCTCCTTAAGCTGTGTAAGATATTACGCAATTAGTAATACCAGAACTAGATACTACCCTCATACCTCTTTTTAATCTAAAACCTGCATCTGTATAAAAACTATCACTACCCCCGCTATTCACTTTAAAGGTACTATCAGTCGTCCATGTTCCAGCAGCATTTTTTGATTGAATATTAACCGTGCCATCTGAAGAATCGGCTTCTAAATATATACCTCTAAAGTAAACAACTTGATTTGTACCTCTAGCGGCAGTGTTAGCATTATTAGTATCACCCGCAACAACTATTGTAGTTGCGTTTGAACCTTGCTGATGGCTTAAATAATTTCCAGCCATTTATACCTCCTAAGATAGGTTGTTATTTTGTACATATAAAACTGTAACAGTCGCAGCACCTGTAGCACCGTTACCATTAGCTGCTGTAAAATCTGCAAGTATTTGTAAATCAGTAGCACCTACATTAGTAGCTTCAGTATCTAAAGTTCCATGTGTAGTTCCTAATGCTTTTACACTGGTCGCAGGTAAGAAAGCGTCAGCGTCAGCAGCTGTTCCAATAGCAACAGTGGCAGCACCACCATCGTTATTAACAGTTGTTACATTTAATATTACATCTACCACTTGTGAGTTAGCAGGAACTACTGCAACTGATTGATTAAGTGCAGAAGCACCAATAATATCAAGTACAAAAGTTTGTGCCATTACTACAGAACCAACATTAGCAACATCAGTGCCAACGGTAGTGCCAGTGGTATCTTTGATTGTGCCGGCCTTGATAGGTCCGGAAAAAGTTGTTTGACCCATTGTTTTTCTCCTTAGTCGTTAAAGTCGACCTTAATTGGTCGTCTAGGGATATCTATAAAATACAGAATAAAAAAGGATAATGCAAATAAAAAAAGGGGCTAAGCATCCCTAGCCCCTTTAAAGAATTGATACTTAATTAATTAAGCACCTGGTGACCCATAGATCGCACGAGGATCAGACCATCCGAAGCTGTAACGCTCCCTAGCCTTAAATCTCATGTTACCTGTGTTGAACTCACCTTCCATTGCAGTTCTTAAAGGTGCACGGGTAAAGTGTTTTAGCCCGTTTGGTGCATCTGTAAGAATAAAGAATGCGTCAGGGTCTGTTAAGAAATGATTAACAGTATACCCTTCTGGAATCGCACCCGATGATCTAAGTGCATTGATATCGTTATCAGCAGTTCCAACTCGGCCTTCAGATTTCATTAATCTTTCAGCTACGAATTGAAGTTCCGCAGGGATAACAAGTTTTCTGCCACGAAGTGCTACGATTAAGCCTCTTTCATCAGTAAATTGACTGATTGAAATAAGACCGTTTTCTAAAGCAGTTTCGTTTAGATCGGTTGCTGTGGTTGGTTCGTTAGAAAAGGTCCCCCCAACAGAAAGCGGATGGTCTGTTGCAAGTAATTCCTTGCCGTCACCACCAGTAAAATTGTTGTTGAATCCATTATTTAAAATGGAAGCACCTTTTACTTGCTTACTATGTGCCATTGATCGTGCTAATGCACGAGTATAGCGATTTGACAGACGGTCGTAGAGGTTGTCTTCGACAGCTTCTTCAGTTAAGGCAAA